AGAGGTCCGCAAAGACCTCCATCGGCACCTCGAATGGCACGCGGGGCTGAAGGGCTGTCCCGTTAAGATAGGAGACCCATGATAATTCCCACTAAAAACAATAATGTTCGTCTTGACTTATTGCATCCTAAAATGATTAGTCGTTTAGAGCATTTTTTTGCTGATGCCCGTATAGCAGGTAAGGTAACAGTTATTTCAGGTTGCCGCTCTTATGCAACACAAATGAGATTTTATCGAAAGTATTTAACCGGGCGAGGTAATTTAGCAGCTAATCCTGATAGACGTTTTGGGCCAAGAGGTCCTGATGGATTAGGTATTTGGCGTGGTTCATGGCATATGCAACAGCTCGATGGTTATTGTCATGCAGTAGATTTTGCTTTGATTGGCCGAGGAAATATTTCTAAGCCCGAAGTAAATCGAATAGCTACTAGTTTTGGTATTGTGCCTACTATTGTTGATAGAGAATGGTGGCATCATCAGTGGCGCAGTGCTGCAGCCGAAGAGTTTCCTGCACCAGCAATTGACGGTGCTCGATCAGAAAGAGAAAAAATTTCTTCCATGGATTGGGCTGGTATTGCTACTGCGCTAGCAATCCAAAAAATGTCGGTACGTGTCAATCCGTTACGAATGAGGTCTTCTGGACCCGCTGTTAAGACTGTACAGTTACGTTTAGGTGAAATCGGTTTTGATTCCGGTAAGCCTGACGGAATTTTTGGGCGTAGAACATTTTCTGCTGTACGTCGTTATCAACGAGCCACTAAAGTTCTTACCGCAGATGGAATTGTAGGCAGTAAAACGTGGGACGCCATGTGGCAACTAGACGGTGATATTTCAGATTTGTATTCATAATGGAAGGCTATCGCGTTCTCATTGGGAATCTACAAGATGCTACGTGGTATGAGGAGATTCCTGTAACTCGAATCAATTTTAGCAAAGTCCTGAATGGGACTGGTAAATGCGATATTTCGACCTCACCTAATCCAGAACGTAGTGCATTTAAGGATAAAATCTCATCTGACTTATTAAAGCCTGGCCGATCAACGATCTATATCGAAAAAGACGGTACCATAGTTGGAGCCTACATTCTGTGGGAAGTGTTTGTTATTTATCCATCTAACAGACTTCGTTTAATTGGCGAAGGTTTTTGGTCGTATTTTCGCAAACGTATTATTAGCGAAGATGCTTTATACACCAACACAGATCAATTACTTATTGGTAAAAATCTTATCAACGGTGCACTAACGGCCATGGGTCAACTTGGGAAAATTGTTGGCCTTAGTGTAACGGGCACGTTAATTACTTCCGGTATATTAGTAGACCGTAATTATTACGGCTATCAACGGCGTATTGTAGCCGAAGCTGTTGAAGATCTAGCAAACAAGGAAGATGGATTTGATTTCGATATTACTTCTACCTGGATAGCAGGTTCGAACCCTCCAACTATTGCAAACGAATATCAACAGTACTATCCTCAAAAAGGTACTGTAGGTGATATTGTATTTGATTTGGATGCTAACCTACTTAGAATTTCAAGGCAAGAAAAAGCCCAAAAAGTTGTCAATAGAATGTTTATGATTGGTGGCGGCACGGCTGAAGATACGGTATTAACTACCTCATACAATATGGGAAGTATGAGCGCCGAAAATTATCCTTTGCTTGACCATAAACTAGTCAAAAAGGATATTACTGAAGTGAGCACGTTGGTAACATACGGCATGAGGGAACTTGCTAAACGTTCCCAGTTGTATGAAATTCTAACAGTCGAATTAGATCCACAGAGTGTTGAAACTCGGTTGGGCGCTTTTACTACAGGCGACATTGTGCGAGTAAAAGCTGACAGAGGATTTATATCGATCAACAAATACTATCGAATACAGACGTACGATGTCTGGGTTAACGAAAGCTCTAATGAAGAAAGAATTTCCGTCAGCCTATCTACTGTGGAGGCTACAATCTAATGCCGGGTAGGGTGCTCTCTGATTCTGTTGTTGACTTGTTAACAGAAATTGATATCCGTTTACAGAACTTAGAATCAGCTGGATGGATAGTTCCTGCGGGCGGCGCTTTTACGGTGAAGGATAGCAGCGAACGCACTAGAATAATAATTGGATTGATGTCTGACGGAGAGACCGGTATACGTATTTGGGACAGTTCGGGCGTCCTCCAATTTGACGAAACCTATTCATAGGAGTTGCAATGTCAAAAACACTTAAAACACTAAAGCGTGATGCTGAAAAGATTGTTATTACATTTGTCGAAGTCTTTTTAGCATCAATGATTGGCTCAGGAATTACCGGAGTAGATTTGGCCACAGCGGATATGGCTGCTATGGCGGGTCTAGGTGCCGCAATGTCATGTGCGTACAATATTGTGCGACAATGGAAAAACGATCTTATATAGGTTTGACTTTTTCTAATATCTCGTTTCTAACTTTCATTATTGACTGAAACGTTAAATCAGTAACTGCTTTTCGTAACTTACTGTTTGATGGTAAGCTCGAAATATAATACAACATATGACTTGTAGCATCATTAGCATGGGGCGCATTGGGTTCGTACAATCCGATGCGCTCCAGCTTTTTCTTATCCCACAGGCTCTTAGAAGAGGGTGGTTGGGCTACGGGTTTAATGCGCACTCCTCGAGACGAGCACCAGAATTTGATGGTACCTATTATTTCGACTGCCGTGAGGTCAGCATTAGGAATTCTTCTATATTGGAACGATTCATAAATTAGGCCTTTAATATCCTGTTGATCTAACCAGTGCCCAAGGCCTACGGCATCTTTTGTTATCTGAAACATTTCGAAATAGCTGCGTAGGTTCGTTAAATCGCCATGATCTGGTTCAATTGTGTACCTACAAACACCTGTCGTTTTTCCTGGGTCTAAAGATATGTAAATCATCTGGGTCTAACCCCCTAGTCTAGTTTTAGCTATATTCTACTGGAGTCTAGTTACTTCCCCTAGCGCTCTAATAGATTACCCCATTATCACCGTGGATATCTTAAGAGACTTGAGTCTAGAGCTGTACTAAAGCGCGATTAGCGCTCATCTTCGAGGAGATCAGCGAGCTGAGCCTCAAAACGGGAAATCTTCGCTTTTAGTTCGGCGATCTTCTTTTTCCTGCCCCCCGTGACTTCCCTTATGAGTAAATTGTCCGAATCAAGATTTGTTCGATCACCATCAACAAAGTAGACCCTTTCATGGGCCATTAGATCCCTACCGAGTTTTTCTTCCATAACTATGTGATGCGTTAAACGCCATTCAAACTCGTCGGTCTTTGTGTAATGGTATCCATTGGGTGCTACCCGGGTCGATCCAATGTCTGATTTCTGTCCCCTCATGTGAGCTCCTCTCGCCACACGCTGATGTATAGGTAGTTGTCGGCTACGCCGAAACATGTTCCTCTGACTCTGATGCCGTTGTCCCAATAGAGATCGAACTTATCTCTACTAGACATCAATTCCCGGCAGTTCTCGTGGGCGTACTTGATCGCAGCCTTTAGGGGACCACTGTTCACGTCGGCTAAAAATTCATCGCGCCCCTCCTCAGGACCGATTAGGCTTTGCCGATCGTGCAATAAGTCGACCTTACCTCCTTTGAATATCGCCCTAGCCCCCCACATATGGTCAGTGGAGGAATCGAATCCTTCCTTCTCGCATCCTAGTCCCCAGGTGATGTCACTCATACCAATTCTCCCCAACTAGGACCAATTTCTGTATCAGCTGGAAATGGTACAAAAGTATCAAATTCCTTAGCTGCCGTGTCTTCCATGATAGCCTCCATTTGAAAAGCGACCTCTTCTGCCCGGTCTGGTTTACACTCCACTAGAATTGAATCGTGTACTGGAAGTCTGATTTGTACTTGAGGCATTTCCTCTCTAATTCGTATCATCGATAACAACGTCAAATCAGAAGCAATACTCTGGGGCATAAAGCCGTAAGCTTCATTTAGAACGTCCTTTTGATTCTCGTGTGTGATCAACCAGAAACGTCTACGTCTTCCAAACAGTGTTTCCAAAGTCTCCGACTTGTGAAGCACTCTTTCTTTGATGCTCTCCCGCCAAGCAACAACCTGTGGAATAGCCTCAAAGAATGTATCGACATATCGTTGTGCTTCGGCTACTGAAATTCTGAATTCCTTAGAAAGACTGTAGGCCTCTCTACCGTAAGTCAAACCAAACACTACTGCTTTGGCTCTAACCCTTTGATCCTTCGTAAAGGTAGGTCCGAAGAATCTTGTGGCCACCTCGCTATGTAGGTCACGGTTCTCGCTGAACACTCCTTGCAAATATGTGTCCTGCGCTAAACAAGCAACGACTCGAAGTTCTGCTTGGCCGTAATCTGCTTGAACGTAGACTGATTCTTTTTCTGGAATGAATAGTTTGCGAATCTTAGACTCTCTTGGTACGTTCTGTAGATTAGGATTTCTACACGCCAAGCGACCAGTTACTGTTCCATGAAGAAGGAATGTCGGATAAACCCTATCCTCAATTAGTCGATTTCTAATTCCTTTTACATAAGTGCCGTATAATTTTTGTTCCCTACGATGGCGGAGCATCAGTGAAACGAAACGATTCACATTAGTATCCGTCTCCGTTTTATCTCGGATGTTCTTAAGCGTCTCTTCGTTCGTAGACTCAACACTATGGTTTAGTTTCCACAGGGCCTCTTTGACTTGTTTAGGTGATCGGGGATTCTCTACCCACTGCTTTAGTGCTTCCTCGGTTTCGACGAGTTCCTCAAGATAGCTATCGGTAAGTTCGTCTAGGTAATCCATGTTGACCTTAATGCCGTCTAACTCGAGCAGCATCAAGTCATTCGCAATTTTGACTAAGAAGTCGTGCAACTCCCTAAGACCCTCTACCGCCAATCTGTGGGTATAGTGCTCAAACAGTTCGTGGGTAAGTGCCACGTCATAAGCGTTGTATTTGTACAACAGATGTCGTGGTATGTTGGCGAATGATTGTCCTCCACTAACGTACTGTTTAATTTCTAAGTCATAAGCTGGAGCGCCTAGTAGTTCTGCAGACAGATACTTCAGCCCGTGTACGCCTTGCCTTTCGTCAAGTGCGTATGAGGCGAGCATAGTATCAAAATACACTTTGCTACTCTTGGCGATATTAAGTCGATCTAGGACTTGTAAATCGAACTTACCGTTATGGCAGATAATGCCTTCGTGTTTTTCGAGCATGTTACCTAGGACTGCCATTACTTCATCGTTTTGGCATATTTCTTCTGCTAATACCCAAACTTCATTAGACTTGCATGACATTCCGATACATAAAAGAATGTCGGGATGACTAAAATCTCGGTCTTTCTCGACTCCTACTTCGATATCTAAAGTGACATGTGCTGATTGCTGCATTAGTTCAATAACAGACAATGCTAGCTCTACGTTAGTAATTGTAGTGTACTTAGGTTCTGTCCAATCTTTAATGGGGGCAATGATTTTGCCAAAGTCGGCAATGATATCAGGAAATACGCCATTGTTGCGAATAGCCATAGCAGGATGATAGGTAGGAATAATTTTCGCTTGCGGATATTTTGTCGAGCATTTAGGTGGCCCTGATCTAGCAGTCGTCACGTTGACTTTTTCACCCATGACTTCTTCAATAGCAGTTTTGCCAAGAGCTACAATTATGTCTGCACGTTCTAGATTATCGTATTGATTGGTTATATGAACGCTTTCTAGATTGTAATGACGTAAAACGTGCCTCAATATACGTTCCGCTGGTCCTTCTAAGACATCGCCAACGACTACAATTTTAGGAAGCCCACATTCTGTACTGCTCAATGTTGTCACGAGCTAACGCTTCTCCCTCCTCGGTAAAGGTTTCCTGTGTAAAGTACTTTCTTGGTCTTGGTTGCCAGGGTTCGTCGATACTGAATCCCATCTGAGCCATATAGGTCGGATAAGAAGTATCGATTCCTCTGGCCAGAGGCAAGTCTGCTAGAAGTACAACTTCTTTAGGCCAACCTGAACTACCGAGAAAGTGTACGGCCTCGAATCGTTCGGCTATATCAGTACCCATCGCATAGACGATATCAAAACGTTCGTAGCGAGATACTTTCTGACACAGGTGTCTCGGGATAGCAAGCACGCTGATATACTCCAAGTCCATCAACATGAATACGCTTTGAGCTACTTCGGCCCGATCCCTACCCTGCACTACGCCCATGTATTTAAACCAGTCATGGTCTAAGGCAAAGGGTTCAAATTCTTGCGCCAACTGATATGATGCTGCAGCATCACCTAGAACATCGGGTACAACAATTTCGTCTACTGCTAAAGTTCTAGCTATCGCCATTAAATCGGCGTTTTTTATTAGCTTACCTTCGGCAGCTCCATTGTCTAAAATCTTATACCCCGAAGTTGCTTGGTAGAACAATTTGTAGGCGCTTCTTTTTCTTGGTGTAATATGCTGGGGCAAAATTAAGTGATAGTCTCCCTCTGCCAATTCTGTGTTAGCTAGGGGTGGAATAATTGCGACTTTCATTCTGCTTTTTTAACCTCCATTTCGAGAGCACTAATCTTGAAGTACAAGAACCTAGCATAATTTGCTAAATCGACAAGTTCCTCTTTTGCGTATTGCCAAATATCATTTTCTATAAAACCTGTTTCACCATATTCTTTGACGCCCATTTCAAGGCGATCAATAATCATGGCATTAAATTCATCCCCCCACGTCGCCAGCAAATCTTTGGCAATTGTATTCTCGTTTAGCTGCATAAAATACCTCCATGTCCATACCGGCAATACCGGCAATACTCAACGTGTAAATAAAAATATCCGTAATTTCGCCTGCCATGGCGTAATATGTATCTTCGTCTTCTAAATCAAGGTCCCCCCTTTGCACTTTTTTAAGTATGTTAGCTAACTCACCAACTTCGCCGCACAATGCTAGAACATGATGGGCAATATCTTCGGAAGTAGCAGCAAAAAATACTTTGCTATCCACTTCGACTTCGTGTTGGATTTCTTTTAGGTATCTACTCATTTGCTAAATCCAATCAGTTGTAAGTATTCTGTGCGAGCAAGTCTATCATGATCTGCAAAACACCCTGTCATAGAAGATGTCGTAGTTAATGCACCACTAGTCTTAACTCCTCGGATAGTCATACAAGTATGTGTGGCTTGCATAACGACCGCTGTACCTAGTGGATCTAAGTGGCTAGTAAGAAAATCTGAAATAGCGTCAGTAAGATCTTCTTGCGTCCACAAACCTTTGCTCATATATTCGACTGTTCTAACTAGTTTTGATAATCCGGCTTGCTTTTTTACTGGGACGTATCCAATGTGGGCAGTCCCCATAAAAGGAGCAATGTGATGAGCACAAAGAGAAACAAAAGGAATGTCCTGTACAATAACCATTTCATCGTTGTTGGATTCAAAAACGGTAAACTCAAATTCATTGGAATGCGCGAGTTCCCAAAGCATTTCCACATAACGTTTTGGAGTCTTTTCGACATCTGTTCTTCCTTCCCAAGTATTATTAAAAACGGTACTAAGCAATTTTTCAGCTAATTCGTACAATTGATCGTTAACTCGATCAGTTGGCTCAGGATTTCCGGGGTTAAATAATCTATCCATTTATACGCCTCTTTCATTTGCGGGCCAAATATATTTGTGCACCTGAACGTTTAATTTCCAAGGTAAACCGGCATCTAATAACCACTGCACTAATTCTGCTTCTTTTACTCGATTCCAAGCTGCACCCACCCAGAATTGAGCGTCACAGTTTTGCATAAAAAGATATTTCCAAGTTTCTACGGCCTCATCAAAATCATCAAGATTTGTTACAACGAATTTGATACCATCACGACGATCGAGTTCTAAGGCGTTCTGTTCTCGACATTCAATGCTCAATTCACGATCTTGCTCCTCCGACCGGAAGTAATTAACGTGGAAGTTACTTTCACCGGAGCCTTTTAATTTCCAGTCCATCATCTTAGGCATTTCCCAAGACCAAGATGGAAAGATTTTTGAGCCGTTTGTAAATACTTCTTGACTGTAACGCCTTTCAAACAAGGCCCAATATAATTGCTGAAGCTGTACGGCGGGCTGAAGAAAGGGCTCTCCTCCGGTCCAACAAATATTCCTAATGCCAGTGCCGGTAGTTTCTTCAATACGCGCTATCAGATCTTTAACCTCAAACTTTTCCGCTTCTGCGCTCCAAATAGAGGGTTCAACGGCGTGGGGAGTATCACAAGGCCAGCCGGGGCAACGCATATTACATCCAGCAAAACGAAGGAACGTAGTAGGTAAACCTGTATTTACGCCTTCACCTTGAACGCTGTTGTATATTTCGGAAACTCTAAGTTGTGCCATTTATTACTCCTTCCACCCTACTGCTTCTTTCCAATATTCTGCGTCGTCGTATTCGGTATTGTCTAGATGAGTTAGTCCTGCAAGCGCAATTGCTTCGAGTCGCTCTACACACGTGGAACAACGTCCGCAATGATTTGTTACACCTTTGTAGCATGACCACGTGTACCGAAAATCTAATCCCAGAGAGTGAGCTTGAGTAGCAATGTAATCTTTTTCGATATGAAGCCAGGGACATTCGATTTTGAAATCTTCCGAAATAAAACCTTCATTCGCTACCATTGCCAACTCCTGAAGTTTTGAAATGAACTCCGGCCTACAATCAGGATAAACCGGATGATCTCCCGCATGGACGCCTAAATACAACCTTGTGGCTCCAAAAGCTACAGCAGCCCCGATCGATACGTTAGCCATTATTGCATTTCTATTCGGCACCACTGTGGATCTCATTGTTTCGGCTGCATAGTGTCCTTCAGGCACATCTATATCCGAAGTCAAGGCGCTACCAGGAAGTAAAGTTTGAATACATTCCAAATCAACGAGATTCCAATCAACACCCAAACGAGTACAACTGTGAGATGCATATTGCAGTTCTGTTACGTGACGTTGTCCGTAATTGAATGATAATGCTAATACTTCGTGCGGGCGATAATTATGCTTCGCAACTTGATATAGCATTGTGGTTGAATCGAGTCCACCGCTTAGGACTACGATCGCTTTATAATTGTCTTCCATTATTTATTCCTTTGCTGTTGGGTAGAGTCTTTCTCCTCTACCAGCTCTTATTCTTTTGATTAGCCCTCGCTGTTCTAATGTTCCAAACACTAACTCAACATCTCGAGAAGTCAAACGATACCGTTGCATTATTTGCGAACGCTTTACACCAGGAGATCTAACAACGGCGAGTTGAACCTTTTCGATTACACGTTCCTGAGTCGTTTTGCCTAAATTATGTATAACTTCTGCAGTGTACACTATCCATTGTTCGATATAGTGAAAGGCTTTCAAAATATCACTTACTTCTACCACAATTGACGGAGCTAGACGTTTAGAGGCAGATAATAGTAAGGCGATTTTTAGACCACTTTTTGCTAATCTATCGTACGTGGGAGTAGTAATATCTTTTTGAACCGATTGCAAACCCAGTTCAACTAGCTTTGCTTCGAATTTGTTGTACAACACCCAAGCATCAGCTGTTAGCGTCGCTTCCCATACTTTTGGAAGATGAATTTCATTACCTACTGTCGAAATATCTGTTGGCGTATAATGATTTTTTACTTTACGCACCGTATCGACTAATTCGTCCCGTTTTTCCAACGACGCAGCTGTGGGTGGACCTAAAGGCTTTAATTTACTGACATCACTTTCGGCACAAATAAGAAGCATACGAGGTAAAAAACCAGAACTAACATGATCGTAAGATAAAAGTGCTTGTATTCGTTCTTTGATTCCTCCAGCAAATAGAATCAAAATGGGATCTCTAACATCAATTGTTTCTTTACGCAAGACTCTTTTTTGACTTCTACCATCGTACAGTTTAGTTAGCATTTCTAACATGCCTGCATAATAGTCACGCTTAGTCATCATTTCGAGAAGTCCAGAGAACTCGTCGCGTAAGAATATCGAAGGCCTACGTGGTCTCATCGACATTGAAGTAAGTAGACCCTCAATAGAACCATCTGTAGCTAAGATAGCATCGGGATCTATCTCACCTAGAAAATCGATTGCCATATCCATAGCGGTTGATTTACGTGTTAATGTTGTATCGGCTAGAATCATAAACCACAGGTTCGGATGCATCGTTCCGTAACTTGTAGGTAGCGCTATATTACCTGACAGTAGTGTGCTTAGAATAATTAGTGCGCCAGCTTGATGATATTGCCATGCGGCGTCTCCTTGCTGTCTAGCCCAAGCAACATATTCTTCAACAAAACCGCCGTTTGCCGCTACAAGATCACGTTCGTGTTCACTTAGTAGTTCAGCCTGTAAAGGAACTTCATCATTTTCGTTCGCATCTTCGGCTTCATAAGGTTGACGATCGGCTTCTTCGTGAGTAGCATTTGCTCGTACAACATCTTTCCAGAGCATGATTTCAGAACGTCCGTCCCGCTTATACTTATTGCACGCCGCTTCTCTAGCAATAACGAAAACTTCGGGGGCAGTAAATCCTTCTTCGAGCAACATCAACTGTAACTGCCAAAGGGCTTTAGACCAATCCGTAAAAGGTTCTTGTTCGAATAAAGACCAAACTCGAGGATTGATAGTTAAACGATGCTCTTCGAGTAAATCTTCGGCAGAAAGTTCAGGAAGTTCTTTGGGGAAAGGCAGTTCTAACTTTTCTGAATGAGCTACATCGGGATAATCAGAAAAAGATTCAGGTGTATATTTACGCTCTGGGCGGGCAATCTCAACAGTTACATCCCGCAGACCCACAGTGTTAGCATATTTGTGGTTCAAAGTTAAAGGTACGCGTAACAGTTGAGTTAGATCCCAACCTGATTTATCCATTCCTTCAGATTCATGGAAATAGGCAATGCGCTTACTAATAGTTTCGGCATCCGTGGGATGAATAGGTTCTTCAAATCTCCACAGGGCCTGGAATCTATTTTTTGATGTTTCGAGCACAATCGTGGGTGGAACCAACATCTTGTCATAATGACAATCGTCTAAATCACCCCAGGCAGCTGTTACTAATTGTGCGTATTCTTTTTTCCTTCGGGCATGAGAAAATAATTGTGGGCAAAACCATACGTCACATGTCACACGTAATCGCTGACTGTGTTCTAAGGCGTCGTCAAGTTCTTCGGGGTAGCGAAAAAATTTCTCGCTAAAAGAGCCGGTTCTAGCGTTTCTAGTTGCTACACAAAAATGGCCTTCTTCTTCCCCGAATATAAACTCATAGACTGCCCTCCGCTTTGGGTCCATTCAAAAGGGGGCTTTCTATATAAAGGAGCTCCCCCCACAAGTGTGTTAGCGCCGTACGCACCGCTGCTTGTAGGGGGAGACTCCAGATTTTCATTTACGGAAGAAGTTCAGCTTTTTTGCTGGCCTGAAACTTATTGGGATTATAGGGCATAAATCTTTTGACTTCTGCTCGAGTTTCGCCTTGGAATTCTCGGGCTCCCACTGTTACAACAACGGACTTACTCACGAGATCGGCAATCTCAAAGTCTAATGACTCCCTTGCGGCGTCTGCTTCAACAACACCTGCTGCAAGTAGTAGCCCCTTCAAACTGAAAAGGGCGTGAGGCAATAAGGAAGTGTTAGTCCACAACTTACGATTCTCGTGGTCTCCTTCTTGGACGGTTAGCTCCCAGTTGATGTACTGCGCTCCGGGGTTATTTGAATTTGGCCCCGATTCTCGCATTTCACCCTCAGTAATCTTGACGTGATACTTTCCCGGAGGAATAGCACTAAAATCACTGTCTGGGATTTCGGCAAAGTTTACAGTTACCATGTTTAGGCTCCAGTTACTATGTTGTGGATTGTCTTCATGTCAGGTTCTTCTAGCACGGGCGGCAATGAATCAGAGCGATCCTTTGCTACACAGGTATCAGTTCCTGAAGTTAGCATCAATCGCCGCACGTCTCCCTCGACGACTCGTATGTACATATAGCACACGATGTCAAGGAAACCAGCAACTTCTGATGCTAGTTTTCCGCTAAGATAAGGTCGACTCAGGGTTATCCCTGTTTTTTGATCCTTATCTGTTGCAGACAATGCCGTGAAGATAGTATTCACGGACAAATCTCTAAAGGCTCTTACGAAGCGCCTAATCTGTTCTGAATTTTTACCCCATTCTCTGATACCAGGAACATCGGGATCTCGATCTGGGTCACCCATAACAAGATCTCGCATGATGTTATACATGCTAAACTTTTGGATCTCTGTTAGGGAATCAAGTACA